CTGGCGCAGCCTGCGGGAGGTGGACCCCGACGGTCCTGAACCTACCCAGGTGCGCTCGCCGGCGTGATTGAACGAGAGACACACTGGCAGGTGCGTAGGCACGAGGAAGGCCCCCACCCACCCGGGCGGGGGCCTTCCTCGCTTTCTTACGTGCTCAGCGCATCACTCACAGACCCAGGTGGTCACGCTCTCCCTTCCAGGTGTCGTGCTCCAACCTCGGGTCGAGTGTCGTGCCGCTGGCGTCGGCGATCCGGCCGTTCTGGGCCAGGATGCGCAGTGTCGTGAACGTGACTCGCGCGTCACTCGAGTGGACCAGCCCGGACGTCCTGGCTACGTCGAGCACGCGACCCAGGACCTTCAAGTTGACTCGCGGCCGCACCACGAGAGCGGTGTGTGACTCGTCGTCGTCATCGTCATCATCACTTCGCTTACCCGGCTCAGCATCGGCCGTGGTCAGTGCCCCGTCGTACCGCGCCAACAGCTCGCGCAGCTCGCGCTTCGGGCCGCTGAACCGGACCACGGGCCAGCCACCGGCCGGGCCGTGCTCGGTCAGGACGTCGAACGTGATGAGCAGCATCTGCGCCAGCAGCGCCGCCGCGTCCTCGGCCGTCTCGTCGCCCTGTGTTACGACGTCGAGGTCGACCATGTACAGCCGCTCGATCGTGCTGTCGTGGAGCACGGGGCTCCCGTCACTTCGATCACTCACTGGTGCCCTCCAAGGGCTCGGAGATCGAGTCCTATTCGATCCCGCTACGACAACTGTACCATATATCTCATCACAGTGCAACCCGTCGGCCCGGCCACCTGTGACAAACTGTCGGCACGTCCTGGTATAGTAAGAGGTAGATCAGAAGACCACCAGCGACGGGAGAGACGAATGGGATACGACACCGACTTCGAGGGCCACTTCACCGTGGACCCACCACTCAACCCGGACGAGGTCGCGTACCTGCGCGCGTTCGCGCGGACGCGGCACGTCCAGCACGTGGACGGGCCGTACGTCGTGTCGGTCGACGGCTGGGACGCGCCGCCCGGCGCGATCATCGACTACAACTACCCGGTGCCGGGACTTCCCGGCCTGTGGTGTCAGTGGACGCCGTCCGATGACGGCGCGACGATCGCCTGGGACCGGGGGGAGAAGTTCTACGAAGCCGAGGCGTGGCTGCGCTACCTCATCGACACGTTCCTGCGCCCCGGCGCGACTGCGCGCGAGGACGCACTCCGGGAGCGCGAGCTCGGCTGGCGGTTCCCCGCCGCGCTGTCGCGCTTCACCTTCGACCACACCGTGTCGGGTGACGTCCTGGCCTCCGGCCAGCGGCGCGACGACGTGTGGCGCCTGCGCGTCCGGGACAACGTCGTAGCGCGGTACGAGGGTCACACCGACCCGGACGAAGCCGTGCGACCGGTAGGTGAGAAGCCCGCCGCGGCGTTCACCAACGCTCTGGCGGACGCGCCACCCCTGCTGGCCGCGTCGCTGCGCGGCGGCCTGGTCGCCGTGGTGCTGAGCGGCAGGGTCGACCCGCTCGTGGCGGTTGTGGCCGCGAACACCGGAGCCATCGCCGAGTGGCTCAGGGTCACTCCGGGTCACACTGCCGCGGACGAGGTCGCACAGCCGGTTCCCGCTACCGGTGAACCACCGATCACCGTTCGCGTCATCGACGCGGTGGCGGAGGCCCGGAGCCTCGGCATGGATCCCGCCGCGATGGCCGCGATCACTGGGCAGGACGTTCCCGAGCACGACTACCGCATCGAGGTGGTGTCCGGCGGGACCCGGGTCACGTTCGGTCGTGGCCAGCGGGTCTCCGCGGAGGACATCCTGAACTCGGTGGGTGTCACGCAGCTGACTCTCGTCGCATCGTCACTGACCGCGCTGCCGTTTGACGAGGCGTGCAGCCTCGTTGGTGAGGGCATTCACACCGCGCTGCGCAAGGCGATCGACAGCGACGCGTCGGCGCGCGCCTGGCGCGCGGTCAACGACCTGTGGCCCGGCGAGTGGGGCACGGCGGTGCGCTGGTTCGTTGAGTCACTGGGCTCAGTGAACATCGTGTTGGCCCGGACGACTGCGGCGACACCGGAGTCGACGGAGACGGAGGCGAGCGGTGCCTGAGCTGGTCGCTCCGATCCCGAAGGCCGCGTTCGCCGCCGCGATCGCGGCGCTCGACGAGTACAAGACGCCGCTGCTGGGCGACGCGCAGCTCGGGAACGTCCGCAGGGCCTCCGTCGCGGTGGTCGCCGCCGCGCCGCACATCCAGCAGCGCGCATACGCCCAGCTCGTCACCGCGAGGCCGGCGCTGGTGATGGTGCTCCAGTCGCTCGCCGTGGTCGCGCTGACGTGGGGAACGCTGCTGTACGTGGCGGTCACCGCGTCCGGTGGGTTGCGGGGCGCCGGGATCGTCGCGCTGCTGGCCAACGCGTACGCCTACCTCAGCTCGAAGCGGTTCACCCGCGACATGAGGCGGCGCGCGTCCGAGCAGCTCGACGCGGCGGAGGCCGGCCGTGACTGACCCGGTCTACGCGAACACGGTCATCGAGTACGGCGTCCGCGAGGACGGCCGGGACGTTCCGCTGTCTCTCGGGTACGGGACCGCCGGCGAGGGCAAGGCGAAGACGTTCATCACCGAGCAGGCCGACCCCGCGCGCTGGAAGATCTGCGTCCGGGGTGTGCTCCTGGGTGACTGGGGGAGCTACGTCATCGAGCGTGAGGAGAGTGCGTAGTGGGTTGGCGTGTGATCATAACGGACAGTGAGGGTCTCACCGGTGTTGGACCGGACTGCCCGCGCACGGCGGAGCCGGGCGGGCCGCACGACTTTGATCCCGATGATCCCGACGAGACGGCCAGGTTCGACGACCACGGCGTGTACGACTGCTGTCCGAAACCGCACATCGAGTGCTACGCGACGAATGCCGCCTACCGGGTGGTCGGCACCCTGAACGACTGCGAAGCGGAGGTGTGCACGTGACGATCGGGTGGTTTGGCTGGCTCGCACCGCTGGGACAGCCGTCGTCCGACGGTCGGGTTCTCGACGAGCACGGCAATTTCACACTGCGACCGGACGGGGTCGCGCCGCTACTGGTGGGGGACGACCTCCGGCCGGCTGGCACGGTGACGCACGTCGCCATGACGTCGCGCGCCACCGGCGACTACTGGCTGGTGGCGGCGGGAGCGGTCAGCGACGCGCTGACCGTCGTTCGCATGCACCGTGGCGAGCTGCACCCGCGGCTCAACCTCGAGAGCGTCGTGCTGGACGCGCGCGTCTCTACTCCGGTGTTCACCGCGGGTCTCATCTGCGCGGTCGTCGCCGGCGAGGATCCAACGTTCGAGCGGGCAGAGTTCGTGCTGTCGCCGACGCCGGTGTCGCGGCGTGTGGCGACGGATGATGACGACGGCGTGCACGGCATCGCGAGTGATGACCGAACCGGTCACCGCTGGTGTGTGCGGACCGGCCAGCGGCTGCCGCACTGCGCGCACTGCAAGCTCTGGATGACCGACTGGTCGCTGGTCAACCCGTGCGCGGGGAGTCTGTGATGGCTCGTCACCTAACCTGGCGGGGTCAGAGCGCGCCTCCGACACTGCGTCACCTGGTGCTGCGGCTGTACGCGCGGCGCACCGAGCTCAGGCTGTCCCAGCGGGCAGCTGCCGGGCTCGCGGGTGTGTCGCAGTCGCAGGTCTCGGACATCGAACTCCTGTCCACCGAGCCGCGGCTGTCGACCCTGGCCAACTACGCACGCGTCCTCGGCTTCGACCTGCACGTGGAACTGCGAGACAGGAGGACTGGGTCATGACCGAGATCACAACCGAGGAGCGGATGTCGTTCCTGCGCAGCCTGCCGTACGTCGACGAGCTGTTCGGCGACGAGCGGGTGCCCTGCGCGGGCATCCGCTGGTCCGAGGTTCCGGTGCGCGCCCTGTACTCGTGGGGTCCCGGGCGTCGCAACCCGCCGACCGGCACGGACAGGTTCCGGTGCAGGCTGCGCAGCACCTGGCTGCTGGCGGCGCTCGAGTCGCGGAAGACCGGCGGGTGGGAGCGCGTTGCCACGTCCGGGACGTACTGCACGCACCACCTCCTGGCGGAGATCACCAACTCCGAGCGGGAGCAGGAGCGGACCAAGCGGCGATGGGTGGCGTGGCGGAAGCGACGTGAGGAGATCCGGGAGAGGGTGCTGCCGAGTGCACAGGCGTGACGCGCTCATCATCTACCGAGCGCTGGTCGTCCTCAGGTTCTTCGCTAGCACACTCGTGGACGATGACATCGAGCTGCCGGCGTGGATCTACCTGGGCGCCGTTGGCGTCGCGCTCGACGGACTCGCAGTAGGCATCGTAGGAGGTTTGACGTGACTGACACCACCGGCGTCGACGAGATGCCGCGGGTGTGGCTGACCGCCGACCTGCACATTGGACACGCGCGAATCATCGAGCTGTGTGGGCGTCCGTTCCGGGACGTCGACCACATGAACGACGAGCTGGTGCGTCGCTGGAACGCGGTCGTCGGCGAGCGTGACCGGGTCTACGTCCTGGGCGACCTGGCGCTCGGTACGTTCCGCGAGAGCATGGCGATCGCCGCCACACTGCGCGGTACCAAGTACCTGGTGCCGGGCAACCACGACCGGTGCTGGCCGGGCCACCGCAGGCGCCGGCCGGCCGACACCCGGGTCTACGAGGCCGCCGGATTCCAGGTGTTTCCGGCGTTCATCTCGATGATTCCGGACGCGGCACTCACGGGTGGCGGGAGACCGCGGTACCAGCTGTGTCACCTGCCGGTGGCCGGCGAGAGCCGGGCGGACGTCGAGGACCGCTTCGCCGAGTGGCGGCCGACGCTGCGCCCGGACATGTGGATGCTGCACGGCCACGTCCACGAGGCGTGGAAGGTCCGGCCCGCGGACCGGCACATCAACGTCGGAGTGGACGTGTGGGACTTCACACCGGTGCCGCTGGAGAGCCTGGACGAGATCGTCCGGGTGACGGCCCAGGCGTGGTGGTGCGTCGAGTGCAACACGCCCGGGTCGCTGCTGACGTCGTGCTCCGTCTGCGGCGCGGTGGCGAAGAGGAGTGACCCAGAGTGAGAGGAGTGACGAGTGAGTGACACAGGCGCGCGCGTCGGAGTGCGCGTGGGTATCGGCGCGCTGGTCATGGCGCTGGTCGGCGTGCTTGGCTTCAGCGCCCTGATGATCAACGACGACCCGAGTCCCCGGCGGTACACGGTCTACGTGACGTGGGAGCCACAGCCACGCGACCCGCCGATCCTGGTGAACACAGAGATCAACGGAGTCGACGTGTTGCCGCCGCCACCCGGTGGTCTAGCGGGCTCGACCGGTGTCTACACACACACGTACGACGGCCGCGCCGACGACGTCGTTCGCGTCACGGTGTGGCAGCCGCGCGGCACCGTGCCCGGGCGGATCGCCTGCCGGATCATCGGCACACCCAGTCCCACGGTCGCGCCCGTCTACGACTCGGCCGAGCGCACGACGGACCAGGCCAGCGAGATCGACTGCTGGATGAACCACAGGTTCTGGCACAGGGTGAACCCGCGTCACCCGGGAAATCCGTGAGGAGAGAGCGTGAGTGACTTTACGATCAGGATGGGTGGCGGACCGCAGTTGTGGTACGTCAACCGCACCGGCGGGGAGATCGTCAACCTGACGGACGGGAAGCCGTTCCCGGGGCCGCGCCGGGAACCCGAGCTCATCGACCTGCACATCCGGCGCGTGCTCCTGCGGGTCGCGCTGGCCAGTGTCGACCGCGAGCTGCGGGAGGCCGGCGCGCAGGCAAACACGGAGACGCGCGAGACACCGCTACCGTCGTCACCGCGCGAGCTGTGCCGGATCGTCGACTGCTACTGCGACGGCTACGCGCACCCGTGAGTGGTTTGACACAGCCTGGTACATTATTCTTTATAAGAGACACATCGACCCGAGGAGAAACCGAGTGAGGCAGACGTGGGTAGGGTAGCGATCATTGGCGGTGTCGTCGTCGTTCTGGCGCTGATCGGCACCGCCTGGGGCATCTACCGCAGTCGTCACACGGCCCGGCGTGAGGACGTCCGGGCCGGCCGCGCGACGCGCGGCGACCTGAACCGCACGCAGGAGCTGGCACTCATCAACACACTCGACGAGGCCGCGCACATCATGCGCGGCATCGGGACCGGCGACCCGCTGGTCGAGTCGGTCGACTACCTCTCCGAGAAGACCAGGCGGGCCGTCACGGCCTGGCTGCGAGACTACGATGACAAGAAGTGGGGAACAGGTGCGTAAGTTCACACGGGTTGCGGTCACGGCCGCGGCACTTCTGGCGGTGGCGGTCGCGGGCACCGCGTGCTCGGAGATCGCCCCGCCGGACCAGGTGGGCCTGTACTACATGGAGGGACAGAGCGACGGGTACAAGTTCGGCCACTGCGTCGAGCCCGGTTCATCGGACGACTGGCTGGCGAACAACTCAATCGTGTGGCTGCCGACCAACCTGCGGACGTGGAACATCGCGGCGAAGGGTGGTGACACGGACAAGCCGGTCACCGTCCAGTCGGCCCCGGAGAAGGACCAGCCGTCCGGCGTTCAGGTCAACGTCTGGAGCCAGACGAACTTCATGCTCAACACAAGCTGCGCCAGCGGCAAGGACAGCCCCGCCGTTCAGTGGTGGGAGCGCATCGGCCGCCGGTACGCCGCGGACACCGATGAGGGCTGGAAGAACATGCTCTACGCCACCGTCGTTCCGGCGCTGGAGACCGCACTCCGCAACGTGGTTCGCGGCTACAACGCCGACCCGTTGGTTGCCGGCACGGTCCTAGCGGACGTCCAGACTAAGGTCTCGGACGCCTTCCAGGTCGAGCTGAAGCGCCTCGTGGGTGCGGACTTCTTCTGCGGTCCGACCTTCGACCGCGCGTCCGGTAAGTGCCCGCCCGTCCAGGTGTTGGTCAAGGACGTCGACTACACCGACCCGGGTATCCAGGCAGCCCGCAACGAGAAGCAGGCCGCGATCGAGAAGGCCGCCGCGGCGGTCGCCGAGGCGGAGGGTAAGGTCCGCGCCGCGGCTGCCCAGTCGGCGCTGTACCAGAACCAGGCGTGGATCGAGCTGGAGAAGGCTAAGATCGAGCTCGCCAAGGTGGAGGCCTGCGCCAAGAACCCCAACTGCACGATCATCCTCGGAAGCTCGGGCGGCACTATCGTCCAGGCCAAGTAGGGAGAGGAAGCGTCGAGATGAACAACTGCCGAACGCATAGCCGGCACAACTGTCCGGACCCGGCCTGCCGGGATGAGAGGTCGAACGTCGGAAGTGTGTCGCCGACGACGTCCGGTGACCCGGCTATCGGGATCGGGGGTGGACTGGCGATCGACCTGACCGACGGGTCGCTCGGCTTCCAGGTCTCGCCGGGACTCGTGATCGACACCGACGGCAGCTAGCGCGCGGCGCACGCGGGGCGTCCGCGACCGTGAGGTCGCGGGCGCCCTTTCGCTTGGTAGAGTTGACCCGAGGAGGACGAAGTGAGCATTCAGGCACCGGCACCGAGCTACGCACCTCACCCGCACGACCGGCCACTCCCCCGGTCGCCGTGGCGCATCCAGCGCCTGCGTGACGGTGAGTGGATCTACGAGGATCGCCGGTGGGTCGTCATGTTCTTCGTGGAGGTCGGCACGCACGGCGTCTGGACGATCCGGCACTGGTGCGCCACCTGGGAGAGGGCGCGCGACTGGCTGGTCGCGCACTACGAGCTCGGAAGGTGGTGGAGCCTGTGAGTGACGCGCTGAACACACCCGCGCAGATCTTCACCGACGTCTGCAGCATGTGCCGCGTCGGACCGCGGCACCACCTGCCCGGCGGCTCGGCCGTCTCGCCGCTTGGTCGGATCCCGTGCAAGTACTGCCCGACGTGCGACGGTCCCGGGTACTCGCAGCTTCCGAGCACGGCGTCCCGGCCGCAGTCGTAGTACCGTGGTGCGATTGCACGGTGTCATCATATGAGATATAGTTGGAGGTAGCTAAACCCGCCGAGGGACGGAGTGACCGAGTGACGAAAGTGAAGATCTACGGAACCATCCTGGTGATCGCGATGGTGCTGACGATCGCGGCCGCGGTCGCGAGCGGCGACCGGGTTCGCCGGGAGCGTGACGGCGAGCCCCGGCGTTACGAGTTGACCGTGGACATCTCTCCGCTGCCGCGCACCAAGGCCGTGACGGTGCACGCCGAGCACAACGGAGTGAACCTCTCGCCCGCCGCTCCCCTGGACATGGCGTTCACACGCACCGGCTGGAGGAAGATCGTCACCGGAACGCGCGTCGACGACATTCAGATTCACGTGTCGCAGGTGCAGGGATACGCGGACAGGGACGCCGGCTTCATCGCCTGCAAGATCACAAACCTGGACACGGGTGAGGTTGCCGACGTCAACCTCCGCTGGACCGAGGGAAAGATCATCTGCCGGAAGACGGCGCGCAACCACCGGTAGGCACACAACCGCACCTCGAGGCGCCCGGTCTCACCCAGACCGGGCGCCTCTTCACGTCTGCCTGGTACGGTCTGGACGGCGGCGAGGCCCGCCAACCACCCGAGATGGGAGATGCGATGCCGAAGGAGACCGTGTACGGAGATGACAAGAGTGACGTCGTCGTCCAGTGGGGAGAGGACGTCGTGCAGCTCGGCTCGGTGCGTGACGACGGCTTCGACGCCGTGATCGCGATGGTCAACGAGTGGCTGGAGCGTGCGGCCATGCCGAGAATCGACCCGGAGAAGCTCCGGGCAGCCTGGAAGCCGCCGGCGCAACCGCACTACGACGGCTGGTTCGCCAACATCACAAGGCGCCGCCAGCTCAACGAACTCATCCAGATCCTGCGCCGGGCGCGGGACGGCGCCTTCGGGCGGGACGCCTAGCGGCGGGTGACCGGGGCTGGTAGTGTGGATCGTGACAGGCAACACGGGACGGCACCACACCGGGAGACCGCGTGCACGTTGACCTCGGTGACGTCGTCGCCTCCTTCAACCTGTTCGTCAAGGGACACCGGCCGCCACGCCTCGTGTGGCACATCGGGGCCCCGGTCGAGACGACCTCGGCGGACAGGGTGATCGGACCGAAGCCGTCACAGCCCCCGACACGAAGGGAAGCCACGGTGGCGCAGATCCACGCCGACAAGAAGGTCACACTGACCGCGACCCCGTCCGCCACGGACGAGGTCGGCAACCCCACCACCTTCGACCCGGCGGACGTGACCGTGGCCTACACGGTCGACGACCCGTCGCTCATCAACCTGACGGACAACGGCGACGGCACGGCCGTCGCGGCGGCGACCGGCGCGCTCGGCACGGCGCAGGTCACGGCGACGGCCACGCACACACCTACCGGTCGCACCGGTACGGACGTCCTGACACTCGAGGTGGTCCCGGGAGACGCGGAGATCTTCGCGGTCTCGATCTCGGTGGGACCCGAGGAGGAGGTCACCCCCGACGAGCCTCCGACTCCGTAGGGCTGATCCTCTCGACGCGGCGCCTCCCCCGGGTGGGGGGAGGCGCCGCGTGTTGTATGATGACACCGTGCTGCGAGGGCGACTGACGATCCGACGAGGTGTGACGCGCACCGTGCTGCTGACGCGCCGGTACGCTGTCAAGGTCCCGCGACTGCGCCGGTACCGGATGCGCGACGGGCGGCGTGAGCGCCGCGGTATGGCCGATCTCCTGTGGGGTTTGTGCCGGGGTGTCCTGGCGAACCAGTCCGAGGCGACGTGGTCGCGCAACTCGCCGGTTGAGGACGCGCTGTGCCCGGTACTGCACTCGTGGCTCGGCGGGATCGTCAACGTCTACCCGCGGTGCGCGCCGGCCGAGGAGGACGACACCCGCTTCGACGAGGCCACCCAGCGCTGGGTGGCGCAGCTTGACCTGCCGGTCTGTCCTGGTGACCTGAAGCACGACAACCTGGGGCGACTGAACGGCCGACTCGTCCTGGTGGACTACGACATGAACTGGAACGGCTGTCCGCACGACCGGTCCGGGGCGGTGAGACGGTGACGACGCGCGACCTCACCACCGGCGCCGCGAGTCCGTACTCCGCGGCCGCGGACCTGGTCGACCCGCCGCAGCTGCGCTGGCGGCACGACCCGGTCGCCTGGGCGCGCGAGCGGGGCGGCATGGAGATCTGGTCCAAGCAGGCAGAGATCATGGAGTCCGTTCGCGACCACCCCAACACGGCGGTCAAGTCGTGCCACAGCGCTGGCAAGAGTTATGTGTCTGCCGCACTGACCTGCTGGTGGCTGGACGTTCACCCGCCGGGGCTGGCGCGCGTGATCACGACCGCGCCGACGTCGAAGCAGGTCGACGCCGTCCTGTGGAACGAGATCGGGCGGATGCACCGGCGCCTCGGGCTGCGCGGCCAGTGCAACCTGCGCGACTGGTACATCGGCCGCGAGCTCGTGGCGCTCGGGCGCAAGCCGCCGGAGCACGAGGAGGCAGCCTTCCAGGGCATCCACGCCAAGTACCTGCTGGTCATCTACGACGAGGCGTACGGTATCCCGAAGAACCTGTGGGACGAGGGCTCGTCACTGGCCTCGAACGAGTACGCGCGCCAACTGGCCATCGGGAACCCGGACGGCCCCGGCGAGTTCGAGGAGGTCTGCCGGCCGGGCAGCGAGTGGAACATCATTCACATCTCGTACCGAAACACGCCGGCGTTCACCGGCGAGGTGGTCTCGCGCAGCCTGCTGGAGAACCTAGTGTCGCGCCGCTGGGTGGACGAGCGGCGCGGTAAGTGGGGCGCGGAGTCGGCACTCTTCCAGTCCAAGTGCGAGGGGAACTTCCCGGTCGGCGGTGACCCGTTCGCGGTGATCCGGCACGACTGGGCGTCGCACTGCCGGACGCTCGAGTTCCCCGAGGACGAGCCGCGCGAGGGTGGCATTGACGTTGGCGGTGGCGGCGACCGCACCGTGCTGCGAGCCCGGTACGGCTGGCGCGCCGGCGACGAGTTTGAGTTCATCGACAAGGATCCGATGCGTACGATCGGGCGACTCGTCGAGAAGATCAACGAGTTCGGCCTCACGCGCGTGAAGATCGACTCGACTGGCCTCGGCTGGGGCATCGCCGGGCGTATCCGCGAGCTGTCCGCGCGGCACAACCCGACCGGCCGCGAGACGACGCACTCGGCGGAGGTCATCCCCGTCCAGTTCGCCAGCCGGCCGTCGGCCGGCAAGGAGAAGCGGCTGGCCAACAAGCGCGCCGAGCTGTGGTGGGACGTCGGTCGCGAGAACAGCCGCCTGGCGCGCTGGGACCTGTCCAACGTCGACTCGGACGTCATTCACGAGCTGACGACCGCGCGGTACCGGATCCTCGACTCGGCTGGTAAGATCCAGATCGAGAAGAAGGATGACCAGATCAAGCGGCTCGGGTTCTCGCCGGACCGGGCGGAGGCGTTGCTGCTCGCGTACCTCGACGAGCGGCGGACCGGGCACTTCAGCTCGGCCGCGGCGCGGCAGCTGTCGGCCGCCAACCTGGCCACCGGGCTCAACCCGGGCGACGCGCTGGCCGACACGTTAGTGCGCGCCAACTAGGGACGGTTGCACAGTGTCATCATGTGAGATATAATAGACTGAGAGACGACAGCGACGGGAGGTACGCGGTGAGTGAGTTCTGGGACATGAGTGGTTGGACGCCGTGCGAGGCCTACGGCCACCGGTACGCCTACAGCACCGATCCGGCGGGATTCTTCTACGGCTCGTGCGTCGACTGCGACGAGGAGTGTGTCGAGGATGCGTAAGTCGGCCAAGATGCTCAGGACGGGTCACGTGATCGTGCTCGACGGTAAGCCACGTAAGATCATTGCGATCGAGCAGACCGACACCGGGTCGTTCGCGCTGATGCTGGAGGGTGGCGACGTCATCCGGCGGACGGGTGGCACGAAGCTGGAGGTGCTGCGTTGACCGAGAGTGAGATCCAGCGGGCGCGGCGTCACGCCCGGTTCCGTTGCGCCGAGGCGACTCGGCACGATCCGGACGTCCGGGGCAGGTGTCGGTGGTGCGGTCGGCTCGGTGTCGACAGCGCGTACCCCGCGCCGCGTCCAACCGGGGTTCGCACGAACCTGGACCTCGCGTACTCGTACTACTACGACCCGGACTTCGGAAGTGATCGCCTTGACGTCTACTGACTGCGAGTACCCCGAGCACGACAAGCTGAGGCAGGTCTCCGGCGCCAGTCAGGGCCAGGGTGAGCTGCTCGAGTGGCTCCGGTCGCAGGGTGTCTGCCTGATGCGGTGGAAAACCTGGACCGAGCAGGTACAGGACGACTGCCCACGGTGTGGCCACTGGGACGAGCAGGATCAGACCTGGCGCACTCCCTGCGGCTCGCCGGAGATATTGCCCCGGAGGGTCAATTGTGCCGACGGCAGTGGGAAGATGCCGCCGCGCGACGTCGAACGGGAGGGCTGGGTCAGCGACGACCGGTCGATCCAGGTGATCCTGGCCGAGTACCACGGGATCGACCTGGGCAAGCTGGAGGATGAGAAGCGAGCCATGCTGCGTGACTTGCGTGAGTGTCAGAGCGCGGATGCCGCGTGAGCACTCCGGTTCTGCTCCTGGACGTGGACGGCGTGATCAACATCGACCGGTCGCGGTGGGACACCCCGCTGGCCGCCGGCCGCGCGACGATCGGGTTCGGCCCGTACGCCGCGACGTTCACGATCCGGTGGGCGCCGCAGGTCGCGCGGTGGCTCCGGAACCACGTCACGGCCGGCGACGTCGACGTCCGGTGGTGCACGACGTGGTGCCCGCACGCCGGGGAGATCGAGCGGCTCCTGGAGCTGCCGCCGCTGACCCGCGCGCTGGAAATGGACCCGGTTCCGGCCGGCTCTGCCGGCGACCGCGCCAAGCTGGCGGCCGCGCTGGAGATCGCCGAGTCCGGTCACCGCCTGGTCTGGATCGACGACACGGCGATCCCGCGCGACAACGGCCCGAACCACGTCGCACACGGTAAGCTCCTGGTGGCTGGCGCCCTGCTGATCCGGCCGAACGCGCGCACGGGTGTCGGCCCGGCGCACCTGGAGCTGGTCGACTGGTTCATTCGCGGTGAGTATGAGTTGCACGGTGCCACGGTATGAGATATAATAGAACTACACGGGGGAGGGCACGACGGAGTGGCGGGGAAAACGCGGTTGCGGATCTCCCCCCGAGCCAGCTATGTTAGTCGCAGTAACGCGGGTGTAGCTCAACGGAAGAGCGACGGTCTCCAAAGCCGTTAGGTGTGGGTTCGAGTCCTACCGCCCGTGCTTGACTCGCCGGTACGCCGGGGAGCACGGATCAACTTGAAAACTCCACAGCAGCGAACGCCCGGCGGTGAACTCGACCGCCGGGTAACCTGGGACGAGGAAGACGGAAATCCGTCTGCTTTGGAAGCAGAAGACACCGCGTTCGACTCGCGGGTCCCAGACCGAGCCGTGAGGCGGCCCCCAGGCGTGGGCCGACCGGCGACGCTCCACAACAGCGGGGCGAACCTCACGGGGTAGGATGACCGGTGAAGCGAGGTGCGTGCTCGACGGGGCACTCACGTCACGCCAGGGGCGCGAGCGGTGGTCGGCGGACCGCCGCGCGTCCCACACGTCCGCCAAGCTCAGGAGGAAGAGCGGCCGGTTGAAGCCCGGCAGGTTCGCGGTTCGACGCCGCGGGTGGACACGTCGTTAAAACGGTGATTGAGACGCGGCGAGCGCCCGCGTTCGCGCGTCGCAGCGTGCGGACGGCGTCGGGTCACCGGGCGGTTAACACGGACTGCGACCACTACCTTGCCGCAACGATGAGGGCGCGCACGCCGTCCCGCGCCGAGCCGGTCTGATCACCCCGGCCGGACAAAGCCGTCTCTGACGCAGCGTGCACACGGACCGTCAGAGCAGCGTGGAGTGCTCACCTGGTTCTCAGCCAGGAGATCGTGGGTTCGAGTCCCACACGGTCTGCGTGACGTGCTAGTCGCTAAGAAGAATGCAAGCCGTGCTAGCTCACCGGGTAGAGCGCCAGCCTTCCAAGCTGGTGGACGGGGTTCGAGTCCCCGGTGCGGTTCGTGGGACCGGGTGGCAGGGAGCTGCGGACGCCACGTGTCGGAACACTCGAGGTGCGCACCTCGTGGAACTCGACGCCGCGGGGTCATGGCTCGCGGAAGCGTGGAAGGTCACGGCTCCTGTGTCACCCGGCAACCCCCCGGTGGAGGTTCGGCTAACGGCAGGCCGTCGGGTTTTGGCTCCGACTGTGTGGGTTCGAGTCCTACACCTCCAGCGTAAGATCACGTGACCGTGGCGCAGCCGGTAGCGCGCGACGTTGCCAACGTCGAGGTGGCGGGTTCGAGACCCGTCGGTCACTCAACGTCCTCGAGGCCAAGAGGAATCCACCAGTGATAAGTGAGAGGAGGATCCGGTGGACGCGGTACTGGTACTGAACGCGGACCTGGGTCCCCTCCACAGAGTGACCCTACCGCACGCGGTTCGGATGCTCATCCGGGGCGTTGCCGAGGTTCACGAGGCAGACACGGAGCGGCAGATCGGTCCGTGGCCCGTGCCCCGGATCGTCCGGCTGGTCCGGTACGTTGTGACCCGCTGGCGGTACACCTCGGGGCCGGCGTGGTCCCGGCCCGGCGTCATGCGCCGGGACGGCCACACCTGCGGCTACTGCGGCCGCAGGGCCGAGACGATCGATCACGTGGTCCCGCGGTCGCGCGGCGGCAGGAACACCTGGACGAACACGGTGGCCTGCTGCAACGGCTGCAACCAGACCAAGGGTGACCGGACGCCGGCGGAGGCTGGAATGGCTCTGCGGGTCGCTCCCGCGCAGCTGACGTGGCACGCCGCGCACGGCCTGGGTTGGTGAAAGACGCTAATACACGGAGGATGTCGTCATTCGCGCGTCGCTCCTCCGAGGAACCCGTGTCATGGGGGAGCCAGAGGCTGTTCCCCAGGGGATGTGACACGGTTTCCGGGGAGATCCGCCCAGCCAAATCAGAGGTGATCGGCGGCGGGTCTCCCCCTCTGGAGGCTGGTGTAACCTGCGGCAGCACGATCGGCTCTGACCCGGTTAGTGGGAGTTCGAATCTCTCGCCTCCAGCAAAGCGGTTGCACGTGTTCATCACGTGTGATATAGTGAAAGCACAGCACAGCACGCCGGTGTAGCTCACGTTGGTCGAGCACCTACCTTGTAAGTAGGCGGACGCGGGTTCGATTCCTGTCACCGGCTCTGGAGTGTCACGGCCCGGCACACGGACCGAACCCGGTCGCCGAACCGCTAGGATCCAACGAGGCCGGCGTGACACTCCACGGAAGACGCGGAGAACAGCTCCCGGGTTGGATGAACCGTGGTTGCCCCGGTGGCCGGGAATCCACCGGGGGAGCGGGCGGGGCGCAGGTGCGCAGCGCTGCCTTGCAAGCAGCGTCCGCGGGGTTCGATACCCCGACTGTCCACGCTGGGGGTCGGAGAGGGAGGGATACCCGAAGGGAAGCAAGCCCTGCGTCCGGAATCGAGCTCGACGCACCGCCCCAGCTTCAAGTGGGGGCTCGGCAACATCCTAGGAACGTCGCCGAGCCTCAAGATGTGAGAGCGGGTAGTCCAATCTCCGGGTGACAACCGGCGGGGCGATAGGTCGGGTAACGCGCCTGTCACGCTAAGCTCCCGATCACGACTCACATCGAGCACGCGTAGCCCAACTCGGCAGGAGGCATCGGTTTCAGAAACCGAACAGTGTGGGTTCGAATCCCTCCGCGTGTACAGGGAGGAACCGCTCGGGAGGGAACGCCCGGGTAGGCCGAAGGGGCAACTGAGGACGAGCCCGAGACGCACCGGCTCGACTGACGGAGTCGGAATCCTCGTAGGTGGGGGCCGCTACGGCGGATAATTCCATGGTGAAGTGGACGACGGCGCGGAGTGCACTCACGACGTCACTCACCCCCCATCTCCAAGCTTCGGTGGCCTAGCTAGGTTAAGGCACCAGGTTGTCAACCTGGAGATCGCGGGTTCGAATCCCGTCCGGGGCGCGCTGGATAGGTGGCCGAGAGGTCTAAGGCACCGCACTGCTAATGCGGGACGGGAAACCGTCGCAGGTTCGAATCCTGTCCTATCCGCACACGTGGCCAGAGCTCGGCTGGTACGAGCACCGCTCTGATAAGGCGGAGGTCGGAGGTTCGACTCCTCCTGGCCGCACGGCCGGATGCCGCCCGAACCCTTACCGGGCGGGTGAGAGAGGCCAACGGACCGTGACACGGGAACGCGTGGCGAACCCAGCGGAACCGCAAGATCTCTCACGGCGTAGTAGGCGCACCCGGCGTTTCACCTCCATGGTCCAACGGACACGACGCTTGCCTACGGAGCAAGAGATCCGGGTTCAACTCCTGGTGGGGGTACGCACGAAGATCGGGACGGGGCGCGGCTGGCTGCGCGCCGGTCTGGGGGACCGGAGGACGCGGGTTCGAACCCCGCCGTCCCGACACAGCTGGCCGTAGCTCAGTTTGGAAGATCGCCGCGTTCGGGACGCGGAGGACGCAGGTTCAAGTCCTGCCGGCCAGACGCACACGCCGAGGCATCGGGGAGGTGAGGTCCGTGAGGTTCTACTAGGCGTAAGACCGCGTAACGAAGCGCGGCGGCCGGAGGAGTCCTCGTGGCCAAGAAGGAAAAGCTCAAGAAGCACCTACCCAAGCGCTGCACCAACGAGCACCTGAAGGCTCGGCGTGCGGCGTCCTGGGCACGAACCCAGGAGCGCAAGGCGGAGCGCCGGCGCGAGCAAGCGCGGCGTGAGCGCCGCAACACGGAGCTCCGGGCCGCCGGGCTTCCCACACCGTGGGAGGCGGCGCGGAAGCGGTAGGCACGGTGACGGCCGGGAAAGACCGGCAACCTGGAAGGTACCGACCGACAGGCGGTCAACGGGTCTCGAAAACCCGTGGCGGGGCGCGAGTCTCGGGCGTTCAACTCGTCTACCTTCCGCATAGGTCGCGGGTGGCCACGTGGCGGTGGCAGGAGGCGGCCGGCAATGCGGTGAACAACGGTTGGCTGGGAGCCTGCCCACCGCCGGACGGAGGAGGTCGGGAGCACGCCACGCTCCGCACTCCCGAGGCCGAAGGCTTCTCCACGGACCTCTAGCTCAGCGGCAGAGACAGCCGGCTCTTAACCGGCGGGTCGAGGGTTCGAGTCCCTCGGGGTCCACGATCAACGCGACACGTGCGCCGGATGCGCTAGTTGGCCTTCTAAGCCGAACGCACCGGGTTCGACTCCCGGGTGTCGCACCTCCCGCTGGTCCAGCGGACACGACACCGCCCTCCTAAGGCGGAGAGCCGGGTTCGAGTCCCGGGTGGGAGACGCAGCGCCGCCGGCGCCTGACGGGTCGGGCTCCGGGCTTTTACCCCGGACTGAGTGGGTTCGAGTCCTACCGGCGGCACCACTGCCACAGGGGAGCAAGAAGATGGGTTAACCGGGTTCGGTGTCAAGGCCCTGACAAGGCCAAGGACGGTCACGACCCTCACTCCAATCGGGGTAGCCGTACCTGCACCGAACTCTCAGTGCGGGGTAGAGCAGCTCGGACAGCTCGCCAGGCTCATAATCTGGAAGTCGTGGGTTCGAATCCCACCCCCGCAACGAGGCGCGTTCGGCTACGGGTAGGCCGCCGGTCTTTCACGCCGGCTGAGCGGGTTCGAGTCCCGCACGCGCTGCGAGGCACGGTGCGCGTGAATACAAGCGCGTATCACCCGGACGCCTGATCCACCGGAGACGGGTTGCAAACCGGACCCAGGATATCGGCCGGCGCTGCTCACGTTGGATCCCGTGAGTCGTGCCTCATCATTCTCGCGTCGTTCAACCGGCAGGACGGGTGGCTGTTAACCACCTAATCGGGGTTCGAATCCCTGCGCGGGAGCGTTGCACGGTGTCACTCCGCCTGATATGATTAATTCAGTGACGGAGTGACGGAGGTACCACGGTGAAGGAACGATTCAAGATCCAGCGACGGCACAAACTGCACGGTGAGTGGTTAGACGGCACGAGTCATCACAGGGCTGGACACGGCGAGTACCCGTTCACGTTTAAGACCGGTGACGAGGGCCGGAAGGCGCTCGCCAACGCGCGGCGGCGTGCCAAGTCGTGGGGTGATCCAACAGAGTTTCGCCTCGTGCGGATCGTCACGACCTATGAAGTCATAGGTTAGGAGACGCCGATGTGGGAGATCCTGGCGAACGATGGCTACCGGTACGTGAAGGATCCCAGCTGGGAGCTGCACGTTGTGTTTATGGCGCACGACCGTCGGTACGTCCTGTGGAACCGCTGGACGAACGTAAGTGTGACGATCAACACTCGCGGTGGTGTCTACACCGCGATGGACATCTCGTCGCGGTACATCGACGAGCGCTACCCCGTGCCCGCGTAGCTCAGCGGCGAGAGCGGCTGCCCTACAAGCAGATGACCGAAGGTTCGAGTCCTTCCGCGGGTACTGTGTGTGAAGCCGGCAGGTATTAGGCGCTGGACCGTGGCTCCAGTTCTCGCGGGTTCGAACCCCGTCGCACACCCACCGTAGTGACGTAGTGAACGGAGAGACACGTGATCAGGAACGTGATCCTCGCGATCATTGGCATCGCGATCGGCACCGCGGCGTTCTTCGCCCTGCTGGTGCTCGGGGTGATCGACCGGTGATTGACATCATCGCCGCCGACATCCACGTCGACGAGCCGTCCGGCCTCTTCGACCGCATCACGCAGGCCGAGTGGTTCTGGCCAATGATGGTCGCGATCTTCTTGGCGATCATCTTCGTCTCGGTGTGGCGGCGCAGCCCGGCGGTCCGGTACACCGGAATCGTCGTACTCACCGTTGGTGTCCTGTGGTTGATGTTCGGCGACCGGATCACCTAGGATAAGACCCGGATGCGTTGGGCAGTCGGCTGGCCCAGCGGCCTGTAAAGCCGTCGCGACGAGAGTCGCCGTGGGGGTTCGAGTCCCTCCGCATCCACAGGTGAAACGGCTGCTGCAGCAGCCGCGGATCTAGGTGGGCGACTGGTTCGATTCCGCACCCTGGTGGGGGTCACCCGCCGACAGGCACGCGCGGAGGAAGGCTGACTACCTGAACGCGCGTGCCGCACGTCCTCGTAGCTCAGTGGAAGAGCGCGGGATTCCGAAGCCCGGGGTCGCCGGTTCGAGTCCGGCCGAGGATACGCAAGATCGAGTGGCGATGAGATCGTTCTGGGTGGGCGCCGCGCCTGCAAAGCGCGTGTTGGGGGTTCGAGTCCCCTCATCGCCTCGGTTCGCTGCCGTGGAGTCAGCTCCCTCCCGGATCACAGCACCGTGCTTGCACGGTGCTGTGATTTATGGTATAATTGAACCATGAGGAGCTCCTCGCGGTCGCGCACCCGCTATCAGCGCGATCCGTCATCCCGCCGGGGTGGCGGTGGATGACGCGGGTCGTGCGACCGCGAGGTTGAGCGTAGTGAGACCAGTGATTGGAGTGACGAGATGGCAGTCAACGAGCAGGGACACGGCCTGAGGCGGGTCGTCGAGACCGGGCCGGTCTACGTGTGGGAGCTGTGGCTGGACGGTCGCGTCGTTCTCGACGTGGCGGTCAGTGAGCAGGACCCGATGCGGTTCATCCGCGTTGGTCGGCCTGGCTGGCTGACGTCCGTGGCGCTCGACGCGCACGAGACTCGGCGGACGCGGTTTGCTGAAATGGTCAGCACCGACATCCCAGCGCTGATGAAGCTCGACACGCGGAAGACTGGGCCCGGGGAGGGCGACGTCGAGGTTGTCGAGCGTGTGTCAACGGACAGCGTCAAGTTCGTCGTAGGTGTTCGGCTGCCGTTCATGCTCGCTGACGTGTACCTGGGCCCCAAGGAGGCGTGATGAAGATGATCACCGATCCCAAGGAGGTCTACGAGTCACTCGGTGCGGTGGCCGAGGCGCTTCCCATGGACACGCGGGAAGAGTTCGCGGTGCTCGTCCAGAGCCTGGCGTTCGCGCACGGCGACCGCCTGAGCACCGTGGCCGAGGGCACGCGCCGCTGGGCAACAGACGCCGGCTGGAGGAAGTAGGAGATCGGGAAAGTTACGAGGAGGGCGAGCCACTGGCCGCCCTCCTCACTTGTCTTTCGTGACACGGTGAGATTGCACTGTGTGATGATATGAGATATAATAGACGTAGAGGAGCCGAAGAGACGGAGTGATGATGGACCTGCTGATCGGATCGATCCTGCTGGTCGCGGGGCCCGTGTTCCTGGGTCTGCTGGTGATCATCTTCTCCGGCCTGTTCGCGCTGAAGTACGGGCGAGGGAGGAACCGGTGCGTGAGGTCAGGTACCCGCAAGTGACTGTCAAACTCATTGGCGAGGACGGCAACGGGGCGGGCATCATTGGGAAAGTTGCCGGTGTGATCCGGCGGGAGGTCAGTCCCGAGGCGGCCAGTGAGTACGTTAACGAGGCAATGAACTGTGACTACAACGCGATGCTGCGTTTGACGATGCGCACCGTGAACGTCGAGTGATTGGAGAGACGATATGTGGGTTTTCACATCCTTCGGCATCCTGATGCCGGCACTGCGTCCCAAGGGCACCGTCGCACCGGGCGATCCGCGGACGATCCAGGTCCGCGCACGCCGTGAGAAGGACCTGCGGATCCTGCGCGACGAGTACATGGGTGACACGCTCAGCCCGACGATCCGGATGGCCGGCACGGACTACCAGGTCCGCGCGTACTGCACGCCCGAGGCGTGGGCCAACGCGCTGGGCGCGATCGCGATGGACATCGACTACGCGTCGTTCAAGGACACCACGGAGTCCAAGTACCACGACAAGCAGCTGCACGACGTGTGCTACCGCGTGTGGCACGCGATCTTCACCGGCCTGTCAGACGTCAGGCACCGCAACTGGTACACGCGCGGCCTGGCAGGTCACGTGACCGTTCCGTCCTCGACCGGGCGCCGGGTTAGCGACCTGGTTGGCACAGCGGCCTATGATGACGACCTCGACGGAACGTACACTAAGATCGAAGTTATCCGTGACTCGGCCGGTCGGATCGATCACGCATACTGTGATCACGGCCAGTCCAAGAACGCGAAGCGTCGCTGCCTGCGGGCGAACCGTCAGTCGTAGTTGCACGGCACATCATATGTGAGATATAGTCGACAACACGCACAGAGTGCCGGGGTCTGCCCACCGAGGCGGCCCCGGTGTGTTGTGTTGTACCGTTCAATGCTAGGGAGGGTGATATGACGTACGCACTTCTGCTCGGTGGTCTGCTAGTGGCCTGGGTACTCAACACGCCGCGTGTCGCGCGAAGACGGCCGGTGCCGGTTACGCTTAAGATTGGCTTCTGGGACTACCCGTGATCACCTTCATCTGCACGCCGTGCGCCGAGCAGGTGCACGAGTTCTGCAGGGGTGGCACATGGTGTGACTGTCAGTGCAAGGTTGAGAGTAAGACCGAAGACACCGAGGAGGCCTGATGGCCGGACCGATCATCGACGGCATCGACATCAACCCGAACCCGGCCAACCCGGGACAGCAGGTGCGTGTGGTGATCCGCGCGCACGACCCGGACAACCGGATCCGCCGGTTCCAGGGAACGGCGCGCAGTGACGACGGTGAGGTCTTCGACTTCAGGGACCTGGTAGTCCAGGAGGCGGGCAGTCTAACGTACGCGCTGGTTGAAGTTGACCCGGCTACGAATCAGCCACTCCCAACGCAGCCAACGATCACGCCCGATCCGGCGGTGCCCGGCGCGTTCACCCTGACGGCCTAGCCGTGGTGACACGCCGGTTCCAGGCGAGGGTCACCTCCGGGGGTCTGGCCGCGATCGCGACGACAGACCTGGTCGTCGCTGGCCAGCCACCCGTGATCCGCAACGCTCTGCTGAGTCCCCACACGTACGGGTGGCCGGACGAGACCAACACCGGTCCGCGCGTTCCGATTGGTCAACTGCGCGTCTGGGAGGGTGGGCTCTCGACGTCCGTCAACGGTGAGGTCTTCGAGAAGCTTTTCGTCAGGGGCGGCCTGACCGCGAACGCCAGCAACGTCGTCCTGCGCGACTCGGTCATCGAGTACCGCGGGACGCTCTACCCCGTGAAGCAGTCCAGTGGGCGGTCCGGTCTACTGCTGGACCACGTGCGCGTCGACGGTGGGACTGCCGACCACCCCGGGATCTACTCGCAGGGTGGCCGGTACACGCTGCTCGGCTGCGACGTCTTCGGCTCAGTCGACGGTTTCCGGATTGAGCAGGACGACTGCGAGATCAGGGACTCGTACTTCCACGACCAGTCGCACCCGGCGGGCGCGCACGCCGACGCCGGTCAGATCCGCCGCGGCGACCGGACGCGGATCATCCACAACACCCTGCTGGCTGGACGCCGCCAGACCGGCGGCACGTGGGCGCGCAACAACGCAGTCTTGCAGTACGGCTCCGATATCACGTCGGGGGACTCGTACGACGACCTGTGGTTCATCGGCAACCTGTGTGACCACGGGAACTACTGCTTCAACGGCCCGAACCCGGAGGACATGCGCCAGCGCTTCGAGGACAACCGGTTCGGCCGCGACTGGCAGTTCTACCTGACGGTCGGAGACTTCCAGACCGGGGACGACACGTGGCTCCGCAACGTCTGGGACGACACCGGCGCGCTCATTCCAGCACCGTGAGACACCGATCTCCGTACCAGGTCAACCCGGGTACGGAGATCGGTGTCTCCGCGTCGTAGTACAGTAACACCGTGCCACTGTGGTTGGTGATCATTCTTCTGGTCGGGGGAACGCACCGCGTCACCCGCCTCCTCGCGCGCGACCAGCTACCCCTGACCGCGTGGCCCCGCGAGCACCTGGTCCGGTACTGGTTCCCGGCGTTCGCCGAGGAGGAGACGCGCAACCGCTACCGGCAGCGCCACGACCGTGAGGCCACCCCTCACTGGGGCTTCCTGGGTCACTCGCTGGCGTACCTGGTCACGTGCGACTGGTGCGTCTCGATGTACGTCGCGGCTGGCCTGACGTACCTGACGTGGCGCTGGACGGACGTGATGTTCTGGATCCTGGCCGGCCTGACGTCTTCGACCGTCACCGGTCTCGTCTCGCAGAGGGAGCCGGACTGATGGCGGACTTCGACCTCGGAGAGTTTCCCCACTGCGACTCATCGGTCCTGCACGCACCGGGTGAGTGCGAGCACTGCGATCTACATCCCGGCTGGCAGGCCCTGCGCGGCGCGTGGGGCATCGCCTTCACCGGTCACGAGCCGGTCGAGCACCATCCCGGCTGGCGTGAGGTTCCGTGCCCGTCCGACCAGCGGCGTGGCACCGGCGAGGCGCACACCTGGGGTGGCAACCGGCCGACGAACGTCGAGGTTCCCCAGGAGGAGACCTTCGAGAGCCGAGTGATGTACGGAGGCTGGGCGTGAGCGGTCACCGGATCGAGAAGTGCAAGCACGGCACACTGGTGCTGCAGTGTCGCTGCATGGGACCGAAGCCTGTGTACATCGTGGTGTGTCCCAAGTGGTGCCCGACACCGGACGCGTCACCGGCCGTGACGGAGACCCCCGATGCCTGACCCCCACGACCTCGAGAACCGGTTCACCTACCACGCACCCGTGAAGGGTCAGCCGCAGGTCTACGAGGAGATCCGCCAGGCTGGTCTCAAGCTAGCCCTCCTGATGGACCGGTACGCTCCGGAGTCCCGCGAGCTCAGCCTCGCGATCACCCGGATCGAGGAGGCCGTCATGTGGTGCAACGCGGCCATCGCCCGGAACCCGGCCGGGTACTCCCGCATTGGCGTAGCCGGCAGCTAGGAGCCCACCATGCCCGACAGCCGCCGCGCACTGGCCGCGACTAGGTCACACGGTACGGTGTCTCACCGGATGAACGGACACAGTGTGCCGTTCGAGGTCTCGGCGATCACCGCCGCGGCCCAGGTGCTATCCGGCACCGCGGCGGCCGCGCGGCCGGTCTACTACGACACGTGGCAGCAGGAGGCCTGGGGGTACTACGAGAACCTAGGTGAGTTCAACTACGGCGTCGAGTGGTTCGGTGAGGCGCTATCCCGGATTCGACTCAACGTTGCCAAGGTCAGTCCGGGTGGTGACGAGCCCGAACCGGTGACCAGCGGGCCGGCGGCCGACCTCATCGAGAGTCTTGCCGGCGGCACCGACGGCCAGTCGCAGCTGCTGCGGTCGTTCGGCGTCCAGCTCTCCGTTCCGGGCGACTGCTACCTGGTCGGACGTGAAGTCACCGACGAGGACCTCTACCTCGGCACGACGCTGGACGCGATGCCGGACGACAACAACCGCGTCTGGACCGTCCAGCCGACGCAGACGCTGCAGCCCGGCTCGCGCGGCGTGGTCCGGGACGCGATGTCCCGGATCTTCGGTGGGCGCGGCCCGGACGCAGGACGCAACGAGCGCGGCTGGCGGATGCAGGTCGACGAGGCACTGTGGATCGACCTGCCGCACGAGTCACTGGTCACCCGGGTCTGGGACCGCAACGAGCGACTGCCGTGGCGGGCGTCCTCGCCGGCGCGCGCCGCGCTGCCGATCATGCGCGAGATCGACATGTACAACCGTCACATCATGGCGACGCTGATCTCGCGCGTCGCCCTGAACGGCCTCCTCCTGATCCCGGAGGAAGTGACGCTGCCGGCCAATCCGAACTACGAGGACGCGGCCGACCCGTTCGTGGCCGAGCTGATCGACATCATGAAGAACGCGATCCAGAACCCGGGCACCGCGGCAGCCGCCGCGCCGCTGCCGCTGCGCGTTCCGGCAGAGATGATCGAGAAGTTCCGGCACTTCACGTTCGCCACCCCGATGGACGAGAAGATCTGGCAGGCCCGCGACGGCGCGATCCGGCGGCTGGCCACGACGCTCAACCTCCCGCAGGAGGTCCTGACGGGCATGGGCGACGTGAACCACTGGTCCGCGTGGCAGCTGACCGAGGACGCGATTAAGATCCACATCGCGCCGAAGGTCGAGATCGTAACCCGCTGCCTGACGCTCGGCTTCCTGTGGCCGATGCTCAGGGGATCGAACCAGCAGCTCAAGACGAAGAAGGGCGAGCGGCTGATCGTCTGGTACGACACCTCGGAGCTGACCCAGCGCCCGGACAAGTCCGACGTCGCCGTTCAGCTGCGCGGCCTGCACGCGATCACCGACACCGCGCTGCGCCGCGAGACCGGCTTTGACGAGGCCGACACACCGAGCGATGACGAGCTCGAGCGGCAGATCCTCACGGACCTGGCGGTGCAGCCGCCGACCGCGGCCCAGGCGCTCAAGGAGCTCTTCGGGACCGAAATGGCACCACCACCGGGCCCACCGACTCCGGTGGCCGGCGAGACCCCCGCGCCGAACAGCGGCCCGGGAGGCGCGGGGAACGCGCCGAAGGGCGAGACCTCGCCGGCCACCGGTGCACCACCCCGGACCCGGGGCAAGTCGCCGCCGGCGCCGAACGGCCAGACGTCGGCCGCGCTGCGCCAGGCGATCACACTGTCGCGGATCCGGCTGGAGCAGCAGCGTGCTGGGCCGGTCGCCGCCGCGGCGGAAGTCCTCGAGCCGGCTGCGGCCGGCGCTCCCGGGAGGTAGCCCGTGGCACGGGTACTGGGGATCTCGGAGGAGGAGTCGGAGCGCCGCGCGCAGGAGCTGGCCGCCATCATCCGGCAGGCGTGGCGCGCCGTCGCCCGCGCGGTGGCCGCCGCGCTCGGTCGCACCGCGACGCGGTCCGCGGACCAGGTCGTGTCCGCCGGCCTGCGGAGCTGGAGCGCCGGCGTCGGAGGACCGGTGCTGTCCTACGTCGGCCAGACGTTCCTCGACGGCGCGGGTCGGATCCGCGACGGCCTGGAGGGTGACGACCTGGGTGTGCTGCAACCCGGCGCGGACACGGTCGAGCTGTACCTCCGCCAGGCCGGCAACCGGTTCCGAGACGTCGGTGACGACGTCTGGGACGCCGTCCGCGAGCAGCTCGTGGCGGGTCACCGCGCCGGCGAGTCCTTCGCGGTCATCGGTGAGCGCGTCCGGCAGGCGACCGGCCTGAGCGCCGAGACCTCCCTGAACGTGGCGCGAACGGAGGTTCACGCCGCGCTGGAGGCCGGGCAGTGGGCGCAGGCCGCGCTGGTCGATCCGCACGGTAAGAAGGAGTGGTTGGCGACGCACGACCCGCGGACGCGTCCGACGCACGTGGCCGCCGACGGCCAGACGGTCGAGATCGGCGACCGGTTCCGCGTCGGTGCGAGCTACCTCCGGTTCCCGGGTGACCCGCAGGGTGCCCTCGGGGAGACGATCAACTGCCGCTGCTCCGTAGCGTACGTCATCGACCCGGTTGACCTCACCCGTGAGGAAGAGGCGGCACTAGTCGCCGCCGGCTTCCGGCGTGGCCAGGCGCGCGACGAGGACGGCCGGTGGACGGACGAAACTCCCGACTTCGACGCGGTGGCCACCGGCGACCTGCGCGTCACGGGTGCGCTGCACCTGCGTTTCCCGATCACCGAGCGGACGGACGCGGACCGGCGCCAGAACGAGGCAACCCACCGCTATGCCACTAGTGCGTACAGCCGGATCAACGACAGCCTGCGACGGGCGAGTGGTCGAGTTCAGAAGACTGGTGACGAGCGGAGGACGATCGAGGCGCTGGATGACGCGATGGCACGCTCGCCGCTGGGTGAGGACGTCATCGTGTACCGGGGTGTCCGGGACCTGGGCGCGACACTCGGGCGTGACGTGGCAGGTGACGTGACGGGCGTGGTGTGGCGCGATCACGGGTTCTCGTCTACCGGCACCGAGCCGGGACTCGCCTCCGGGTTTCACGGTGAGACTGGCGTGATGATGCGGCTGCTGGTGCCGCGCGGTGTCGGCGCGATCGGCGGCTACGACAGCGGGCACGGCGGCTCGGAGGTGACGCTGGAGCGCGGTCTCGCACACCGTGTGGTGCGTGACTACGTCCGTGACGGCCGCCGCTGGCTGGACGTGGAGGTGGCGCGCCCGTGACCAACTCGCGCTTCATCGTCACCTGGCCGGTCGACGTCATCGAGCTTCCGGACGACAGTGAACTGACCGCGGCCTTCTGGGACAAGTTCCTGCACCCGCGCGACCTCATCGGCAGGTTCCGGCGCAGGTTGGCCGGTGAGGGTGGCGGCGGCGCGGACTTCAGGGTCCTGCCGCCGAGGAGGCGCGGCCGGTCCGGTGACGGATACGCTGCACCCGGCCTGTGGGGCAGGTACGGCGCGGCCGGACTCATGATTCGGAACGTCTCACCGGACGGCACGGAGCGGTTCCTCCTCGTCCAACGCGGGCCGGAGGTCTCGTCCAACCGGGGTAAGTGGCAGCTGCCGGGTGGCGCGCTGGATGAGCACGAGACGCCGGAGCAGGGCGCGGCGCGTGAGATCGTCGAGGAGGTTGGCGCCAGTCCGGGATACCTGGCCAGGCTGCAGCACGTCGGGACGCACGCCGTCGAGGCCGACATCCCGGACAGCGACCGGAAGTGGCGCTACTCCAACATCGCCGTGGACGCGCCGGAGATGTTTGCACCGGAGGTCGACGGAACCGAGACCGGTGACGCCCGCTGGGTGACGCGGAACCAGCTGCTCGCCATGGCCGAGCTGCACCAGCTGCACCGGGCGCTGGCGCGCAACCTGTCGCGGATCCTGCGGAAGTACCCGGAGGTCAATCCCGTCACCGGCGAGCGGATCCGCGACCCGAGCGGTCGCCGCGCGCCGCTGACCGCGGCTATGTCCTCCGCCGGTAAGTGGCGACCCGAGCAGCACCCGCGCGGTGCCGACGGAAAGTTCATCGCCGCCGGTCCGATCAAGGTCTTCCTGTCCAAGAAGAGTCCGACGATCGACGACTTCATCGACGCCGCACTCGCGCTAGACGCCGACAAGTGGAAGAAACTCACGTCCGACCAGAAGCAGCGGTTCATCCAGGTCTCGGCGCCACTCAAGACCGCAACCCTGAAGCCGTTCGCGGACAAGATCAAGACCCTGGCCGACGCGCACCCGCCAACTGCGCCCACATCCGCGCCCACCGCGATGCCAAAGAGCACACAACTCGTGAAGATTGGTGGACAGAAGGGCTCCAACTTGGGTGGGATTTTCGAGGATCCCGCGACCGGTGACAAGTTCTACGTCAAGAAGGCTAAGTCCCAGCAGCACGCCGCCAACGAGGTTGCCGCCGCGGCCCTTTACGCTCTGGCCGGCGTCGAGACTCCCACCGTTGAGAAGACGTCCGGCGCTCCCGACATCGGCGGTGGCCTGCAGACGCGAACGAGACTCGTGCCGGGTGTGACCTCTGACCTCCCCATAAAGCTGCAGGACCCGGAGTACCGAAAGAAGATTCACGAGGGTTTCGTCGTCGACGCGTGGCTCGCCAACTGGGACGTTGCGGGGTTGACCTACGACAACGTTGTGACGGATGAGAACGGCAATCCGGTTCGGATCGACGTCGGCGGAGCGCTGCTCTACCGAGCGATGGGTGGGCCGAAGGGTCCGGCGTTTGGTGATGTGGTTGGTGAGCTCGAGACTCTCCGCGACTCGAAGATGAATCCGCAGTCTGCGAAGGTCTTCGCGGACATGACGGACGAAGAGTTGCGCGAGTCGGCGAAGCGCGTCCAGGCTGTCACCCCGGCGCAGATCGACCAGGTCGTGGCGAGCTCCGGCCTGCCACCGAGCGTCGCCGAAACGCTCAAGAAGCGTCGGCAGTACATCATCGACAAGTACCTCTCGGGTGAGTCGACCCAGGCACCCCCGGCGACGGCGACACCTGGGAAGACCGGCGTTCCGGCACTCGACGCAATCGACTCATATGAGTTGTGGGATGCGGTCACGAAGATGACCCCCGATGAGTGGATGGCACTCACCCCGCAGCAGCAGTCTGACCTCGTCCTCGCGGTCGTAGACTCGGAGTCCGAGTCGGACTGGGAGTGGGGTGCTGCCATGCACGCGATCGCCCAGCTCCAGTCGTGGGCTTACCACAAGACAAAGGCAGAACCGGTATCGCCATTTAAGACGCCGCTGCCGAAGAAGGCGACTGAGCAGAAGAAGTACCCCAAGAGCGCCGAGCTCCTCGACTACGTCGAGCAGCTCGACCAGGCCGCGTGGGACGCACTGTCCGATCACGAGAAGTCACAACTCACTAACAACGTGGAGGACATCGGAATTCACAACTCAGATCTGGCCGACCAGGCCGAGACGGCACTCGAGAAGATCGCCGACCTGGATGAGGGCATCTACCAGTCGGCGCCGCCGAGTAAGCCCATCTGGGTAACACAGGCGGGAGTCGTGGCAGGTAAGTCCGAGATCTTCGCGTACGGGGACCAGCTCACCACCGACCAGTGGAGTAGCCTCACGCAGGATGAGCGTGACCAGCTGGTGATGCGTCTGGATACCATCATGTTCTTCCACGATACCCAGAGTGAGAAGGATCATGCCGCGGAGATTCTCAACAAGATCTCAGACTTCATTAGCGCCGAGGATGACGCGGCTGAGTTCGCCCAGGTAACGCACACGCCGACGCTCACGATGTCCGGTGTGATTGGGCACGAGGGTAAGAAGCCGGGTAGTCCCGCCAAGGTGACAACGAAGCTGATCTGGGGTAAGCACCCGGACGGGACGATCATCCTGGAGGTCAGCAGCCCCGGAGTGTCGCACCAGCGGGTCATCTGGGATGAGACGACCAAGAAGTTCATTCACCAGATCGAGACGACCACCGACCCTAAGTACGGCGAGCAGTGGGATGATCTGAAGAGCTACACCAAGAAGGATGCGTACGCGACGCTCCAGAACGGTGTGTGGTTCGTGCCGAACGTTGCCACCGTCGCACCGGAGACGTCACCCACGCACGCACCCTACGTCGACGGAACAGTACCGCCACTCGGCCAGGTCGCCAAGATGTACGCAAAGGACGGCTACGATGTTGTCGTCGTGAAGCTGCACAGTGGCCAGTACGTCATGACGTATGGTGGCGACGACGGCGCTAGCCTGACGTGGACGGATGACGACCCAGCGACCCTGGGTTGGCACGAAGTTCCGATCGACCCGGCGAAGCTGCTACCGGTAGACACCTCGCTGTCACCACCAATTCCGATCGTACCCGCTGCTTCCCCACCGAGTGCCACTGACTTCGAGCCGCACGAGGAACTCGACTTCGCGGAACTCTTTGAGAACATGGATGTGCACAGTCTCGCACCGGGGATGGTGATTGGCGTCAGCTCCAAGGGCTTCTGGCGCATGATCGTCAATGACACCGGTGCGATCGAACTCCAATTTCATGAGCACTGGGGCACCTGGAAGCTCGAGACTTACCTCAACCCGGAGACCGACAACGACCTCATCGACCAACTCAAGACGTACACCTTCGAGTCGTGGCTCGATCCGCAGTCGGAGGCCGGTAAGAAGGCACTCAAGGCCGTCGTCACCCAGTCGGCGGCACCAGCACTGGCGGCACCAGCACCGGCACCGAATGTCGACGTTCCGATCGACGTCAGTGAGGTTCTCTACGGACCACACAAGGCGGATGACGTCCTCGCCGTCTCGAGTGACGGTAAGTTCAAGCTGGTCTGGGGTGGGAACGTATTCAACCCCCTGGTGATCTACCAGGACAACGGCTCCTACTGGCAGGAGGTCGCACAGCTCAGTCCAGCTCTCATCAAGGAGGGTGAGGAAGACCTACATGTCACTCTGGCAGGCGTCTCCGGCAACCCGGACCTCACGTGGGTTAAGCCTGGATCACCGACTGTTGCGCCACTCCCGGCGGAGTCAGTGCCGGCCTTCTGGACCGGAGTGGGCGGTGTTCCGATCGCAAACTGGGGCTTCGAGGACATCGTCACCGACTGGGACTTCGCGTTCGCGCCAGCAAGCTCGTGGGTCGTGGCTCGTTCGACCAGCGGCAACTACCGCGTGCTTCACTCAGATGACAGCGGCGCTCTTATTAAGGTTCAGAAGTGGAACCCGGCGACCGACACCTGGAACACGGTGTTCCACCTCAACAAGGCAACGGCCGCCGCAAAACTTGGGTCGATGCCCGAGACCTGGATTGTGCCGCACAGCGGTCTCACCCTCGCCACTCCCGGGACGACTAACGCCGGCCTGCCACTAGCACCTCCCGGGCCGCAGACGTTGCTCACGCCACCGCCACCCGTGTCGGGTGCCTGGCCGAAGCCACCACCCTATCACGTTAAGATCTTCAAGGAGATCCTGAAGACGCAGCCCGGCGGTGCCGTTGGCTACTGGTCGAAGCCCGAGAAGCTGTGGCAGGCCGTCGTTGAGATGCAGAGCGTGCATAAGAACCCGGATGGCACGCCGGTCTACACGTACGCCGCGATCGTCGAGGCGCTGGACGCGGCCACAAAGACCAAGGACGTCGACCCGTACTCGACGAAGATTAAGAAGTGGCTGAAGACGCCCGCCGGTGCCAAGTTTGCCAAGACGTTCGGCGAGGCCGTGCTGTTCGCGCCGGCGGTGCCTCCGGTGACGAAGCCGGTGCCCGCACCGCCTCCGCCACCGGTGATGAAGGTTCCGACCGCGAAGGAGCTGTTCCAGAAGGTCTGGAAGCAGTCCGCGCCCGGGTCGCCGGACGAGGTGCTGCTCACCGGAACGGACCAGGTCGGCAACCAGACGCGCATCATCGCCACGGTTTCAACGTCCGGTGCGCCCGTGGCACTACTGCAGCGCTTCAACCCGAAGACCAAGAAGTGGGCACGGGTTAAGCAGTACAAGACGGAGCACGAGCTGGACGTTCTGCTCACCAAGACCAGCGGCTTCACCTGGGACGCGAAGCCCGTCGAGTCGTCGTCGAACATCAGCGCCGTCACCGATACCTCGCACGTCGACCAGGTCACGAAGCAGAAGCTCTACGATCTCTTCAAGAAGCAGCCGGCCACGTACCTGTCCTCGCCCCCGCAGGACATCTATGCGGCGGCGAGCACGATCGCCTCCGACCACGGACTCAGCCTCGGCCAGATGATCTCGATCATCGACGAGATGGGTGCGCTGAAGGTCAAGAAGCCGGACGAGCAGCTCTTCTTTAAGAAGATGTCCGAGTGGCTGGCGACGCCCAAGGGCTACGCGGTCGCCCACGGCATCCAGCTGCCGAAGCCGCCGACACCCCCGCTAGTCGCCGGGGCCGGCGGGAAGATTCCAACCCTGGCCGAGTCGAACAAGTACACGTACTCGACGATCTCAACCACGCAGGCGGGGACGCTGTGGTCGGAGTCGACCACCGCGCACGGCTCGAGTTGGACGTCCAGCCAGCAGGCGGCACTCAAGTCATACACGGGCGGCGTCTACTACACACTCAACGCCTACCTGTACGGCAAGCTCGACACCATCTCGACCAGCCAGCAGAACACCACACAGCAGATCCAACTCGGCATGAGGCCCAGCACGAAGCCCATGCTCCTGCACCGCGGCGTCGGCCTCGGCGGCATCGGCGGCGCCAAGAGCTACCAGGAGCTTCTCAAGCTGGTCGGTTCAACGTGGAAGAGCGAGGGCTTCGCGTCGACCAGTGTCGGTGGGCACGCCGCGTTCAGCGGCAACCCCATCATCATCGAGATCGAGGCACCGCCGGGGACACCCATGGCCTGGGTCAAGCCGATCTCACATCACTCGAGTGAGAATGAGATGGTCCTGGCGGCCGGGCTTCACTTCCACATTCTGCAGGTCACGCAGCAGGGTGGAAAGTCGATCGTGCGTGTGAGGGTGGTGCCTGAGCCGTGACGGAGCTGAGCGTGGGTAGTCCGCTGTCCAATGACATCACCTTCCACCTGGAGACGATGGTCGAGGGTCCGCGAGGCATGAACCCGGACGAGATCGCCGCGTTCATGGCGACCGGCCGTCTTCCGGACGTGGACGCCTACGGCACGGACACGGCGGTCGAGGACTCGCCGAACGACGAACCGGGCGACGCCGGTGGTATGACCGACGCGGAGGTCGACGCGTTCCTGGGCGGTCTCGGTGCACCGTTGGTTGCCGCAGATGACCACTGGAAGAGGCAACCCCGAGACCCGAGTGGGGAAGACGCTGGGCAGTGGATCGACTCGCCGCAGGTGAGTGACCTGGGTACCAGGCAGACGTGGGAGATCGATGACGGAGCCCGAGTACGTCTCAGTGACGCCTGGCACCCGATCAACGCAAAGCTCGAGGAGAAGTACGGAGAGTACGGCGTCTCGCGCGACGCGACTCCGGAGGAACTCACCGACGCGGTGCGGCAGACACGCGCCAACGCGGGACTGACGGACGTGTCGACGAAGGACATCGCTGCACTGATCCAGCAGAACTTCAACCGCGGAGGACTTCACCAGCTCGAGACGCGTGTGTCGCGCTTCCTCGACAGTAAGACGGATGTCGACCGGGACGGCGTGGTCCGCGACGAGCCGCAGGATGTTCCGGACTCCGAGGTGCCGACCGCAACCCCGCCGCCCGCTGACGATGACCCGCAGTTCACGAGCCCACCGCCACTCGAGTTCCCAACCTTCAGCTACGAGGAGGGTGTGCCACCCGAGATCTTCGGCGGTGATAAGACACCGGTCCAGCAGCGCGCGATCAACCACTACACCGGCTCGAGCTACGAAGAGTACACGATGTACCTCCGGGGACAGCGGTCCGACATCCGCCCCGGCGTTGCGCGAAGCATCGAGCACATCCGCGACGCGATGGCACCAACTCCGCGGGACGCGACGCTGTTCCGGTACGTGGATCCCGACGCGTTCGGCCCGGATGTGACGATCGACAACATCGTTGAGCGGCTAGTGCCGGGCACGGAGATGACCGACCCGAGCTTCGTTTCCACCGGCATCGATGAGGACATGCTCTACCTCTACTCGCGGTCCGTTCTCATGCAGATCGAGGCGCCGGCGGGCACACCCATGGTCTACGTCGGCCACCTGACCGCCAATGAGGATGATGACGGTGAGATGATTCTCAAGGACGGCCTGCGCTACCGCGTCGTCGGTGTCTGGCGCGACTCGAGGTACCAGGTGACGGTGAGAGTGCGGGTGGTACCGTGAGTGTGTCACTGGCCGTTAACCCGCGGTTCACGATCATTGAATCGGTGACCGCCGCCGATGATCACTGGAAGCGGCAACCGAGAGATCCGCTCGGTGCAGACGCCGGACAGTGGATCGACGAGCATTCGATCTCTGAGATCACCGCTAAGCGGCGTAGAGCGCTAGTCGAGTTTTTCAGGCGGCACAAGAACACAGACCCGAGTGATCCGGCCGAGAAGATCCGCTCGGACATCGCCGACTACCAGAAGCTCATGCGCGAGTTCGACCACTACTCGGACGTCCAGGTCGCACGCATTCTCGACAGTGAGCTCGCTCCTAATGACGAGAGTCGACCGTACGAGACGAAGTTGCGCGAGGCTGCGCCAGCGCTAGACACACCCGAGTCCGCTACGACACCGCCCACTCCGGCGGCAAGTGCCGATGACTTTCCGCCTATGACGCCGAGTGAGGCCGCGCGGTTGCTGGCGCCGGCTCGGTGGAAGTTCGACGACTACCACTTGGTCCAGGCGTACACCGACGGTGAATACATCGACATCAACGATGCTCTCCGGAACATGAGCACCGGTAAGCCACACAGTCCCGCGGCCCGCGCGCACTTCCTCGAGCGTGGTCGGAAGCTCGCCGAGCTGATGCGGCCGAGCCCGCGCGCGGTGACGCTGCTGCGCGGAACGCGCGCGCCGGAGTTCGGTGTTCAGAGCAATGATGACCTGCCATCTCTGGTGGGTCGCCGAGGAACGGTTCCGGGATTCTCGTCGACATCGGTGTCCCGGGGATTCGGAGAGTACTCCGACGGAGTGCTGCTGCATATTCAGGCGCCGGCGGGAACGCCGATGCTCTACCTCGAGGGTGCGTCGGCTAACCCGCACGAGCACGAGATGCTGCTACCCCCCGGAATCCACTATGAGGTCATCGATGTTCGCAGGCCGGAAGCCGGCAGCAGGCGGTGGCACGTGACGCTGAGGGTGGTGCCTAAGTGAAGATGCTCGACGATCCGACTACATTCCTCATCGTCTGGGATGACGACCTGTCGGCACCCTCCGGCGCGTCGCTGACCGCGGCCGACGATCACTGGAAGCGGCAGCCACGCGACCCGGGTGGTGAGGACGGTGGTCGGTGGATCGACTCACCTGTTGGCACGGTGAAGAAGGCGATCCGCACCACTGTCGCGATCTTCAACAAGGACATAAAGCACGATGACGTCATCGCCGAGTCGCACGACGGAAACCGGCGCGTTCGCTGGGACGCGAGCAGTAAGAAGTTCACGTTCGAGGAACGCTCCAGTGACGGCTGGAGGAAGACCGCCGAGCTGAATAAGTCCGCGACGTACAAGCGGATGCAGAAGGAGACCCAGGACTGGTTCGAGCCGGGTTCGGGCACCCCGGAGCCTCCGAAGACACCCAGCCAGAACACGTCGGAGGCTCCGGCCGTACCAACGCCGAAGGCAGAACCGCAGCCGATAGACGTCTCACCGGCGCCAGCACCGGTAAGTGTTAAGAGTGCAGCTCGTCTCGCTGAGATCCGCGCCAAGATTAAGAACACGGACGCGCGGGCGAGGGTCTTCGCCGAGATTGAGGCCAAGGTGACGCAGAAGGAGGGCTCCGGCGGATTCCTAACAGCTGAAGACATCGACAAGAGTGAGAACGCTCGCCTCGCTCTGGCGAAGATGGTCGAGGAGCTGCGCCCGCTGGCCGAGGAGGAACTCGAGCTTCTCATGGCCCGGGACGGGGAGATCTGGGGGTCGACTCCCGGAGCACCAGAGTGGCCGAAGTCGGGGCCGACGGCGGTGATGCAGTCCGGTGTAGACACGATAAAGATGAAAAAGATTCGGGACTCGTACGTCGTAAATGACAAGAAGACGATCGAGCACAACGCGTCGCTGCGCTCGGGTGCGCCGTCTCCGGCGGCCAAGTCGTGGCGGACTCGCGTCATGTCACTCATCAGGTCGTCACGGATCATGCAAGACGCCACAGTGTGGCGCGGCGCGGCACTGCCGCCGAGCGTCGTCGCGAGTCTGCGACCCGGCAAGATCCTCACCGACGCCGGGATCATGTCCACGGACGAGAATGAGGGCGGCGGGCGCTTCTACATGAAGACCCGGCTGGACCGAATGCCGGGTCGGCTGCCGGTCCTGTTCGACGTCCGTGTGCCCGCGGGGACGACCGGCGTCGACGTTGGGTACGGTGAGTTCGTCTTCGGCGCGGGCACGCAGATGCGGATCGTCTCGGTGAGGCGTGATCCCGACGGGGTCATCCGCGTCACGGCCGAGATGCTTCCCGGAGAGAGTGGTAAGAAGTGATGGACACCGAGCGAGACACCAGCATCGTAGCCGTCGAGCGGCGCACTTGGGCCGACGATGACCTGGTCATCTCGGACACCGAGCGGCAGCTGACGGAGGACGGTGAGCTCACGGCCGGCGCGTCGGACACCGGTGCGATGATCGCGCTGAGGCCGTCGGCCGCGGACGCCGAGCGCCTGGCCGTCGACGGCGGCGAGGAGGTCGAGGAGCTTCACCTGACACTCGGGTTCCTCGGCGAGGCCGCGATGATTCCGGTCGAGGTGCGTGACGCGCTGGTTGGCTGCGTTGCGGAGTGCGTCGAGGACTGGCCGACGATCATTGGGAACGCGTTCAACGTCTCACTAATGAACCCGACCGGTGAGAACCCGTGCGTCGTGCTCGGCGTCGGTGGCGGGCAGCTCGAGCGCGCGCACTCGAGGATCATGACCGACGTGATGCGCACGCTCTCTGACGCCGGCGTGCCGCTGGAGCCGCAGCACCAGCCGTGGCTGCCACACGTCACCCTGGTTTACACGGATGAGGCTGACCTCGAGGCGTTCACCGACCGAATGGGCCCGATCACTTTCGACCGCGTCTGCCTAGCGTTCGGCGGCGAGGTGATGGAGATCCCGCTGGGTGGGGACGACGGTGACGAGTACGAGGAGGACGCCGAGGGCTACGAGGACGACGGCGCAGACTCGTACGCGGCTGCCGAATCCAGCGACGAAGTAACGGTGGCGTCGGCACTGTGTCTCGACTGCGCCGGTGACCTCGAAGTCGGCGACCGCGTCCAGCTAACGCACCTGGGTGAGACGGCGTTCGCGACGGTGTTCCTGGCTGAGGACGGTTTCTACGAGCTGCTGCTCGACGACGCGGCGGACCTGAACGACCGCGTGTGGTATCCGGGCGACGCCCTGGTGCCGATCGGACTCACCCTCGACATCGAGCTGGGCGACGGCTTCGTGACGTTCGCGCGCTCCCAGACGGTGACGCGGTCGGACCGGAACCTCAAGATCTACTGGACCCGCGGCGAGGGTGCCGTGAAGATCCGGTGGAACACGGACGGAGACTTCACGCGCTGCGTCCGGCACCTCCGAAAGTACGTGCGCGACCCGAAGGGCCTGTGCGCCGTCTACCACCACATGGCCACCGGTAAGTGGCCCCACCCCCATCCCGGGCGCCCGACGGAGTAGTGGGCTACAGTAGCCACTACACGACAGTGTGAGGTGACACAGTGCCTTGGCACGTTGAGAAGCGGAGTGGAAAGTTCTGCGTCGTCAAGGACGCCGACGGCTCGCAGGTGGCGTGCCACGACAGCCGCTCCGACGCCGCCGCGCAGGTCCGCGCCCTCTACGCCAGTGAACCCGGCGCGGGTGTCGAGACCGTGACTGCCGAGGTGACGACCGAGACCCCCGCGGTCGCGGTCGAGCCGGTCGCACCGGGCGCGGCGTCGGCACCGTGGGAGGGCGTCCTGACCGTCGAGGGTGTCGAGTCCGGCGACGGCCGCATGTTCGCGGGCAACTCGCTGGACTGGGACAAGCCACCACTACCGCTGATGTGGCAGAAGGAGACCAGTCACGGGGGTAAGACGGACGTGTCCGTCCGCGTCGGCAACGTCGATGAGATCTGGCGAACACCGCACCCCGAGCAGCCCGACATCTACCTGATCAACGGACGCGGCACCATCGACCTCGGCAACCCGGACGGCGTCGAGGTTCACCGCCGCATGGGTGGCGGCGCCGAGCCCGCGGGAACGACGTACCTGTCCGGCAACTCCGTCGACGTGGACTCGGTTAAGAACGCGTCCGTCGAGCTGGTGTACCCCGAGCCGGTGGCGACCGAGCCCGGCGCGGAGCCGGCCGTCGAGATGGGTGCCAACGCGTTCCCGGCGCCCGAGCTCACGATCTACCACCGGGGTCGGATCCGCGGCACTACGCTCGTCGAGTACCCGGCATTCACAGAGGCGCGGCTGGCGCTGACGACGGTGGAGGAGGCACCGGCGGACGGTGGCGAGGGCGTCGAGACCTTCGCGGACAAGAGCCCCTACGGTGACGTCCGGTACGCCGATCCCGGCTACCAGGCAGACGGGACCAAGCGATACCCGATCGACACGGAGGAGCACATCCGCGCGGCGTGGTCGCACATCAGCATGCCGCGAAACGCCGCGAAGTACTCCGCCGCGGACCTGGTGAAGGTCAGGGCGCGAATTCGCGCGGCTATGCAGCGCATCGGCGCGGAGGTCGCGGCAGCCCCACCGCTAGTCGCCGCCACGCACACGATCACCCTGACCGACGTGCCGCCGCGGGAGTGGTTCACCGAGCCGATCGACGTACCGGCCACCGGCGCGCTGACCGTGACTAGCGAGGGCCGTGTGTACGGCTACCTGGCGCCGACGGGTGTCCGACACCGGTCGTTCCAGGACTCCGCGCGGTACGTGCCGCTGCGGAACGTCGACTACTCGCGCTTCCACGGTGGCGAGACGATCGTCGCGGACGGTGGACGCGTCGTCACCGGCCCGGTAACGATGAACTGCGCACACATCCCGGCGGTACCGGGCATCACGGCCGCGCAGGCGTCCGACCACTACGAGAACTCCTGCTCGGTGGTTGCCTCGGTCTGCGTCGGCGAGTCGCGGACCGGCGTCTGGGTCGCCGGCGCGCTGATGCCGGGGGTCACGCCGGAGCAGGTCACACGCATGATGAACTGTCGCCTGTCCGGCGACTGGCGCCCGCACCTCGACCGTCCCGGTTGGCGTGAGCTGACCGCCGCCCTGCTGGTGCCAGTTCCCGGGTTCCCAATGGCACGCACAGCCGCCAGCGTCCAGGTCGCCGACGGCGCACTGGTCGCGTCCAGCGTTCCGGTCCAGTACGAGACACCGGAGCCGGTCGAGGCCCCGAGCCTGCGCGACACGGCGCGTGAGATCGCGGAGGCGCTGGGTCTGGACATGGGATCGCGGGTTGCAGTGCTCCGGGCGCGCGTCGAGCCGACGGCGGCCGAGCGCGTCGAGGCGCTGCGGACGCGCGTCAAGAGGGCGCGCTACCGCTATCCCCGGGCGTACGTCAGCGAGCTGAGCGCGCGTGTGGCCATGGACGGCTTTCACCCGGGTCAGCACCGCGACAGTCACGGACGCTGGGACGGTGGTGTCGGTGGCATCATCAAGCGAGCTGCCGAGGACATCGTGTTCACCCGGGACGAGCGGTTCAGGGGACTGAAGGGCCGCCGGGCTCGCATTCGGCTGAAGGACGACACGGCCGTCGAGGGTGTGATCACCGGTCCGGCCGAGCACGGTGACGGCGTTCGCGTCAAGCTCGACAGTGGTGACGGCCACCGTGACGTCCAGTCGAGCACCGTTCGCAGCGTCACACCACTCGGAAATGTTGACGAGGCGCGCGCGGCGGGTCTGCCGCCGCTGAGCGACGAGATGAAGCGGCGTGTGGATGAACTTCAGCGCCAGCTCCGGTCACGTAGGTAGAACTAGGAAAGGATGTTCAAGTCATGGGATGCCCCTGCAGGGACAAGGCCAAGGACGCGGTAACCAGCGCGCAGCAGGAGCAGCAGACGCCTCCCGCGCCGCAGCCGGCCGACGCCGTGGTGGCGTCCGGAGGCGGGCAGCGCTAGCCACAAAACCGTGTGACCTTGCACTGTGCGAGGTCGCCCGATACTGTGGTACACGAAACGGGCCGCAAGTCATTTACGTTAAGTCCACACAGCTAGGACTGGAGTGTACGTGGACGAGAACGAGGCTGTGGCCTTTCCCGAGAACCTCGACTTCTCGGCATTCTCCGGCGACGAACTGACATCGTTCGAGACGCGGGCGACGGCCGAGTTCACAACACTTGCCGCTCGCGAGGACATCGACGAGGCCGGCATCGACCGCCTCACCGAGCTCGCGGACGGCATCGACGCCGCTCGCGCGGCACGCGAGTCCGCCGCCAAGGCCGAGGCCGAGGCCGCCACGAACCGCGACAAGGTCGCCGCGCTGACCACGCGCGTCGCGGCGCACGTCGAGGCGCCGCCGGCACCGACACCGGCACCC